TTTTTCAGTAAGCTCTTCATCACTCATTCCTAATTTTAAATTACAACCAGTTAAAACTTCTTTCAGTTGATCCATTGATTTTCTACCAAAATTAGGTATACGAAGCAGTTCACCCTCTGAACATGACACTAAGTCTCTAAGTGTCTTTAGTTCTTTTCCATCATTAATTTCGTGATTGTTTAATAAACCGCTCATGACTCTAACATCTACTTCAAGATCATGAATACTTCTGTCTAATATATTTTCTGCTGTCATTCTGTGCTTTCTATAGTTGTGCGTAGTTGATTTTCTAATGATTTTATAGTTTTACCTGCACGCCTGCAAGCATCTTGTAAAATTTTTTTCTGTTTACTTAACATTTCTATTTGAAATGTTAGATCAAGCGGGCCTCTATCATCTATCTCACCTTGTGAATTACATTTATCACAGTCGGCCCAAATTTCTTCTTTAACTTGTTCGTAAGGCAGCCGAACAAATCCATTACCTTTACATTCAGTGCAAATTGTTTTCATTACTTCTCCTTTCAAAGTATTGTTTTGCTTTCATTCTTATGTATTGATGATCAAACCCTGCATACTCACATACAGTTTTAAAATCCCTATTCGGTTCTAAAAAATATTCTCTGGCAGATTTGATGTAAGGGTAATTAATTATTTTATTTGCACCCAGTGCATCTTCCAATGCAACAATCAAAACGTTACGCCAAAGACTCCGTATAGGATCTCTTGCTTCTCCAACAGTATTAAGGTTTCTTAGAAACTGAGGTAAGTTTGCCATTTAATTTCTTTGTTTCTTTTTCAACTAACATTCTAATTACCTGGGCCCTTGATAAAGTGACGCCTGGTGCCAGAACCTTGGTTAACTTATTAATGTCTGCATAGCACTTATGATCTACTGCGAGACTTTTGTACTTGTTTATGTCCATGGTCTAATATATCCTTTCATTATTAATATATAATCATATGGGATTATATAGAATTATTGCAAGGGTGTCAATGAAATTTATTTTAACTTTACTACTATGTTCCGGTATATCAGGTCAGTGTTTACCGCCATATCAAGTATCAGCTGTATACGATAATATGTACTCGTGTCTAAGATCTGGATACCAAGTAGCTGCTAAGAAGATTGAGATGTTGGGACCTGAAGAGGTGAACAAACATTACTATCACGTGAAGTTTTATTGTAAGCCCCAGCAAGAGATCTAATTATTAGCGGCCCGATCTGCCTTGTCGGTGATATTTTTTAAAATCACGTTTTTCATTTTTATTTAAATTTTTTTTGTGACGCCTTGGACGTTTACGCGGCTGTGGCCTGGGTGTAAAAGTTGTAAACTTACGTTTTGCCATGATTCTTTTTTATAAATTCTTTATCACTTTCACTTAATTTTAAGTATCTTATACTTCCATTCACATATTGTCTAGTGTCAGATCCACAATTAGTGCATCTATAGAATTCAGATACAATTGCCACTAGAATACTTTCTTCCTCACATTCCTCACAATATCCATGAACCGTGTCTATTTTATGAAATATTTTAAATGATTTAGACAATGTACCTCCTAGCAATTGAAGCTTAAAACAATTCTCTCTTCAGATTTATTCTTTTCATAATTAGACCCATGCATTAACCACCCTGGAAATAAAACTAAAGTACCTGGAAGTGGCTTTACAGTAAAGTATTGTGAGTAAGACCACTCATTGCTTTGAGCTTTAAATGTATTTCTAACAAATGGGTTAGGATTTTCAAATACTAAATCTGTGCTATGTTCGTCACTCTTTAACCAAATAGCCCCGGATATTTGAACAGGGTGATGGTTATGCATTTTTAAAATACTATCTTTTTTCTGAACATTTATCCAAGAACTAGTTATTTTTTGAGACTCCATTAAACAATCAGCACAATACTTTAGTATCTCGTTATTTATTTTTTTCTCAAGATCTGTATTTTCGAGTGGGTTGTCATAGGAAAGATGTGAAGAACTATGTTCACCAACAAACTCACCATGACTTGTTTGTTTTGTTTTGGATAACAAACTTAAAGCTTGTTTTAATTCTTCCTCAGATAAAAAATCATTTACGATTTTAATTTTGGTACAGAATATGTTTAGATTCATTCTTTCTTTAAACTAAATCTTGTGCCTTTCCTATTACAGGTTTGTATTTTGTTTTACCTTCTGATTTAAATGCATGTAAGAATTGTGCACGCCCACCTTCAGATACCCAGCTACAATGTATCCATCCGCTGTTAGGTTCACCCGGAGTGTAGAACTCGAGAATGAGCTGATCTGGCTCGAGGTTTTTATAAATCCAATCCGCTAATTCTGCATTGTCAACACCAGGACATTCGAAGTCTGCGGCCTCGGCTTTCGCATGCTGGCTGTTAATCGAACTACCTATCTTTAGGCACAGCTGCTCGCTGCGGAAACCGCTAGTCACCTTGACCCTGCCGAAGTGATCACGTACCGGCTGTAAAATATTTTCACAAAGTGCTTTTAGTTTTTCTATCTGACCTGAGTTAGGATTGTTATTAATATCCAACCTAATAGCAGTGTCTGATTTAATTAACTCTTGTAAACTAAAATTCCGGCTTAAATTCATGTTTAATTTTTTTTCTGTTATACACTTTTTTACTATCTTTTCTACGTTGATAAAACCTTGCGTCTCTTAGCTTTTGTGCAAACTTATTGAGGTAAGATAAGTTTCTTAATACTTTTTGATCCATCAATATTATCCTCTAATTCTGCTTCACTTTTTATACATTGGTATTTAATATTTGTTTTGCCAAGAAGTTTTAAATCACGTTTAGCAATACGACCTCGTTCCATACATTTTCCAAATGAAGGCTGTATACGTGCTTCCTTAATTTCTCCGTTGACAATCATTAACAAAGCTACAATTATTTCTGTCATTAGTGTGCGCTCTTTCCATTTGCTCTAACTTTATCTTTTAAATCTTCAACATCATTCAATGCTTTTTCTAGTTGTGCTTTTAAAAATTCTATATTGACTTTGTTAGTCATATTTTGTTCTTGAGTTATTTCTAATTTTTCTGTTGTTTTATATAAGTCTTCAATCAACATATATTGTTCTTGATCTGTAGGTAGTTGCTCACTTTTCTTGAGCAAGTCAGCCTCAAACAATTCACGTGAAGTTTCTAACGATACAAGTCTTGCAGTCAACTCGGTGTATGCGAACACGCCGGCTGCGACGAGTAAAATCAGACTAGCTACCGTCTTCATCGGCATCTGCACGGCTGCAGATTCAGATATGTTTAATGGTTTATTACTCATTCGGTCCTATAAACTTGTCGCCCATTAGTTTTATATCAGGATTTTCTTCTTTATAATTATCTTTCAGATCATCCCAATGACTGTTGTCAGGCTTCTTATTTTCAGGAATTATTATACCAGAACATTTTTGTACTAGCAATGCGAAGTTAGGATTACGTGCAATAGTGGGATTATTATTGACTTTTCCACACATTTTCATCAGCTCTAATTGCTGTTTTAATTGTGCATTTTCTGTTTGTACTTTCCTAAATTCTTTTGTGCAGGCAGAACCTAAATACTTTCTCCAGGTAAGTCTTACGCTGCGATCATCACTATAATTGTCATAATCATTAGAATTGCTGTAGTGCCTGTAATTATAATCGGAATCTCTTTGTTCCACGGAGACATCAAAAGATCCAGTACTACAAGTATTAGTACCGTCGTTAAGATATTCATTTCTAGGATACGCTGGAGTTACAAAAAAAGCCAGAGCTGTTAACATTAATATAACAATACCTGTAAAGTAATAATTCATCCTGGCGTTCTCCATGCATTACCTACTCAAATCCTTAATATCATAACTGTTTTCTCTAACTTGGTCTGCTAATTGTCTGTATAAATTTTCTGCCATTTGCCATGTTGCTTCGGCAGATGATAGTCTTGTATTTATTTCTGCGATATTTTTTTGAACTTGTTTTAAATCTCTTTGTAGATTTATTACATTTTGTTCGGATTGATTAATACTATCAGTTAAATTGACTACATATCGGACACCTGTGAATGTCCCCACAACAAGTGAGGCCACCACAGGCACCATTACTATATTCTTCTTTAACAGATCTACTAAATTCACTACTGTGCTTTTGGTTTAAATAAAGATACTATTTTATTCCAAATACTCTTTATTTTATTTTTGATTTTTCTTATCATGCTTTTCTCCTCGTGTGTATGTGGAACATCTCCATTTTTATGAGTATGAACTACGCCATCCTCATGAGTATGTTCTACATAATCGGCTCCATGTATGTGACCACAATGTGGACACTCCAAGTTTTTGTTATAATCAGTAACAATAAATCCCATCCCACAATTTATACACTTCATATTAATCATTTTTTTTCTCCTCAATCTCATAAAAGAAATTATCAGTGTCTTCTGTTTGCCACTGTTGAGTATCTTCTACGTTCCATTCATTTGTTTGTACCTTCCAATCAGGCACAGTATTTTTAACTGTGAAAGACGGTATGTCCCAAATTAATCTGTTGTTAGGTTGTGCTGCGTAGTTGCCATCATTTAATGCAAGTACGTGAGCGCACTTATGTTCGTGCGGTATTTCTGAATGATCAGTGTCTACTATATTACTCTCTGGGTGAGCCCAGTCAACAGTAAATAAATATTTTCCTTGGTGCCACTTCTTATCTTTTCCAATGTACTTTCCAGCTTGGCCGTCTAAAATATCCCAACTAGTAACAGCAGGATAATAACTAAAACAATTCCATAACTGAAGTTCATCAAGTCTACGTTTAGGAACATCTTCCGGTTTAAAACCTCTCTGTATGAAGGCAGATATCGGGAGACGATAAAAGATAGCGCCGTTCTCCATAATCGCATGGAATAAAATAGAGCGCCCAGTAATAGATGATAAGCCGAAGATAATACAATCTTCAACTTCGCCATGATGTTTTCGTAAGTCATATAAATACTCCCTTTTTATTTGTGCATATTGTACAGGAATATTTCCGTTTAAGTAAGCCATTTTTTATCCTCATTTTATAGATCCCCAGTTTGGACCTGATTCATAGTCTACCTTATTAGGTATCTTCAAGTCAACAGCGCTTTCCATCACATCTTTTACCTTCTGCGCATGCTTTTCATTTTCAATAGATATGTCTAACTCATCATGTATTTGTATGTGAGGAAGAATTCCTTCTTTGTATAAATCTAACATAGCTTTCTTAGTCATGTCCGCAGCGGATCCTTGTATTAATTTATTTAAAGCTTTGTAAGTGAAAGCTCTACGTGTTGGATTGTTATGCCAATAATTTTTTTTAGGATTGCCATCTTTGTCTTTTAACAATTCACCTTCATCGTTTTTTAAATACTGACCCATCTTTTGCAGGTCCTCCATTCTCTCTTGGTCTTCTGCAGGTACATACTTACCCCAGTCCGATCCTCTTAGTATCGGTTCATATTTAGGAAATCTACAACGCCTGTTTAATAAAGTTTTAATTTGACCTCTGTTTGATGCAGCCTTCATTATTTCATTCATTAACTGTTTAACAAAAGGAACTCTGCTGTGATACTTATTAAATAATTCTTCTGCTTTAAATTTACTTACCCCAAGTTCAGCCTGAAGTTTTGCTTTACCCATACCATAAAACAAACCAAGATTAATTACCTTGGCTTGAGATCTAGGTATCTCAGCCATCTCAGCTACAATCTGATGAAAGTCTGTTGATGGATCACTGTCATACGAATCAGCTATTGTATTAACTGAAGATAAGCCATAACGTAAAGCGTAGTGTGCTACAAGCCTTGGTTCCTGTTGCGAGTAGTCAAAACAACCCCACTTGCATCCTTCTTCTGGTATAAATAAACTTCTAATCATAGGACCTGTATCTGGATCTCTGGCAGGTATTTGCTGTAGATTTGGGTTTGCATATGAAAATCTTCCAGTCACAGTACCACCATCATCAGATCTTATTTGATTAATCTCTGCATGAATTCTACCCTTATGTTCATATTTTAAAATTGTATCTATAAATGTTGTATTTACCTTGTTTATTTTTCTAGCCTCTGCTATCTTTTTAATTACAGGATTCTCATGATTAGAGAGAAAATTTTTAGTAAATGATGGCGCACCAGTTTTTTCAGTTGTTTCAAAGTCTTCGCCTAAATATTCAAAAACTTTTTGTATGCTACGCGCTGCCCATATTTGAACATCTATGTTTGTTTCTTTTTTTACTTCTTGGAGCAATACTTGTTCTTGTGCTATTAATTTCTTGCGTAGGTTATGCGCTCCTTGAGTATCCACTCTTACGCCTAAAAAACGCATATCAACTAAGCAGGGGAAAAGATCTGTCTCAAGATTAAAAACATCTTGAATATCTTGTTCTATCATTAATTTTTTTACATGCTGCCAAAGTTTAAAAGTAAGTTCAGCATCTTTCTCTGCATACGCACCTACTTCTTGAGCAGGTAGTTGCCACATATCTGCTTTTGGATCAAGTCCTCTAGCCTTTGCAGCTTCGTTCAAAGCTCTTTCATTTTTTCCTTCACCTAAAAAATGCCATGACAGTGTGTTAAGAGTATAAGAAAATCTATTTTCATCTAGTAAAGAAGATGCAATCATAGTGTCTACTATTAAACCATTGATTTTTAAGCCTAAATTTCTTATCCATGAAACGTCATACATTGCATTATGAAATATTTTTGTAGCTGGGCATTCTAAAATATCTTTAAACCACTCTAAAGTTTTTTTACGATCCATGTTAGGACCCTCCTTATGGCCAATCGGAAAATACCATTTGTTATTATAAGTAGCCACAGCTATGCCAACGACATCGCCATTACCTATAACAGCTCCAGATCCTTTTGATTTTAAATCAGGATCTCTAGTCTCTAAGTCAACAGCTATTTCGTCGTATGATCTAAGATCTGGGTATTCTGTTGGTTGCACCCACTCTGTTTGTGGCAGTAGCATATTGTTTAAACCTTCCTTTTTTTAATCTTACGTCTTCAAATTTAGATTGCTCCAAACACTCGATTGATTGTTCTACATATCCATTAGTCCACAACCATTTTGAATGCAACTCTAATATTTTATTTCTTGGTGTCATCTTTCATTTTTTTTATTTCTAACTGACAGTAATGTATTATCTTTTCTAGATCCTCTATTTTATTTTTAAAAAGATAACGACAAACATATTTTACAACGTTCCCTTGAAAGAAACTTAAATTATTTTTTGAAATAAACTCATAAGGTTGAATGACCATCTTACGGTAGTGACTTCCGCCTACCTGCTTGTCTTGCGGAAATGCATCATCAAATATATTTTTATGTGTCATAGTTGATATTCCTTTATTTTTTTCTTACTTTTTAATTTATATAAATTATTTCTTGCTCTCGTGATGCCTACATACCACACTCTATGCTCTTCATCTTGTTTGTCAATACTTAAACCAATACCTTTTTGAACCTTTGATCCCTGGTGCATGGATAATATTACATTGTCCTCTTCACCTCCTTTAGCTGCATGAATAGTTGACAACCATATTCTTGCAGGTTCATTAAGTTTTTCACCTGATGCAATTAAATTTCTTAAATATAATATTTCTTTTTGGTCTTCAGAAAATTTATCATACCAGGGAACTTTTACATCCCACTCACCATTAGGTATATAATCTCTTACCTCAGCTATTTCTTTTTCATTTAACATTCCTTCCATACACCATTTAGTGTAGGCTTCGGCAGCCTTATATAAACTTACTTTATAACTCTTACCTTTATTGGTTTGATAAAAAAAATTTTTCTTTTTTAAATCTTTCATTATTTGCAGTAGATTACTTTTGGTTCTAGTTAAAATTAACCATTTACCTTTAGATAAATCTACGTGGTTTAAATCAGATATGTGATAAGAGTGTCCTAAATATTTTCTAGGTAAATACTCTTTGACTTTTCTTAAACCCATTATCTTGGATATAGGAAAATTTGATTGAGCCTGGACAGCTTGTGAAACTCTACGGGAATATCTTAAAACTTTTTCTTCTCCAGGTTCGTTTATAAATCTGTTAACATCAGCCCCGGCCCACGCAAAAATAGCTTGATCATCATCCCCTGCTAAATAAATATGCTCTGCTTTTTCTTTTAATTTATCATATAGTTTCCACTGTAAAGGAGAAAGATCTTGAGCTTCATCTATAAATATAGCTTTGAATTGTGGTATTTTATCAGACTCTAAAACCAACTTAATCATATCATTGAAATCTATTATCTGATTATTTTTTTTATATGCTTCTAAATTTATTGATATATGTTTTAGTGTATCCCACTTCACTTC